TTGAGATGACCGGCGAGCAGCAAACAGTTTTAGCCGGGCTGGCAAAGGAAGGTCGATGCACCTCCCATTTCCTCGCCAAAGAACTGACCCACGCTCAGCGCGGACAGTTCTGGTCCAGCAAGCGCGTGGGGCGCGTCATGCAGCAGCTCAAGTATCGATCCTTGGTCGAGCACGATGGTGTCACGTGGAAGCTCTCCACTCCCCAGCCCAATGCAGATGAAGGAGACGGGATATGACGGACTACACGATGAAGCCGATCAACGGCGACACACCGAGGGACCGGGAAATCGTCCTTGGATATGCCGACTACGCCACCCAATGGCTAGGACGCTGGGATGAAGCGGCTGGCGAGTTTCTGCCGCGCTGCCGTCCAGACAATGGCGCCGCTGAAACCACTTGGGAACGCGCGGATAGCTGGTGCCACCTGCCGAAGTGGAGCGCTAATCATGGCTGAAACCCCAAGCGAAGTCCACAACCGACTGGCCCGTGATTTCGTCATGATGGCCGGGACGCAGACCCATAGCCGGGAGGAACTTCTGGTGGTGGTAGAGAGCGCCATGCTGGCCTCGCTGCAATTGATGGTGAAGATGCATGGAGCCAAACCGGCACATGCCTCGACGCTGCTGGAATCGGCGCTCCAGAACGCCACCGAACGCTTTGCAAAGGGAGACGCCCACAATGGTAACTGAGCAGATGAACCCGACTGTGATGCTTGTTCGCCTCCGCGCTGGGGAGGCCGGGCGCAGGCTTGACCAGCAATGCGCCGAAAGCCTCGGCTGGCGTGTAAGCCGTGATCCTTGGTGGAATTGGCATGAAGGTCCGGTGTTTGATCCTCCCGGCGATGAATGGTGCATTCGGCGCGATGGGCGGCGGGATATTCCCTGCGACGAGGCCCTGCCGCACTTCACCGCCGATCTGCTCGAAAGCCTAATCTCCTAACCACCAACTAGAGGCTGACACTATGGGGCAGACAGAATTGAGCAATGATGCAAAGTCGGCGGCGGCTCGGCTGTTCATCCGGGGCCGGAGTGCGCGGCTCAACACGGCTCGGGATGGGGACGCGCTGGGGCTCCATGCGGCGGGCGTGGAAGCCCTAGTGACGGCCGGGCTGGTCAGCAAGCGGCGCAAGCCTCGTCACCCCCTAGTGTACCTTTATCGCGGCTCTGACGCCACCGCAGAGATTGGCAAGGCGTGGGCAGCGGCAGCGGTCCCGCAACGTGGCCATGCCGCACCAGTGGTCCGCACCATCATGGCGCCGGAAGAGGACACGGTGGACAATCCGCTGATGACCGATGCTGAGCATATCGCACAACGCCGTCGAGCGGAGGCGAAGGGCAAGAGCGGCGACGAAATTCGCAAGATCGGCAAGGAAAGGGTGCTTCGGAACATGCAGACCTATATCGGTGCTTTCGGCAAGTTCAAGGGCACGGACGCCCAGGTGAAGGCAGCGGCCAAGTTTAAGGCTCTACATGATCGCTCGCAGATCGGCGGCGGCAAAGCCTGCGACCCTTCGATTGAACCAGTGGATGGCGGCGGCGTCAATTCAGAGGCCATGTTCGAGATCGGCGCCGACGCTCGCAGCCTCTGGATCAGCACCACCATCTGGCTCGGCAGGCAGGACTTCGACCGCTTCTACAGTGTGATCATCGGGGAGCTGGGGCCAACGGCCTATGCCCAGCGCAGGTCGGGTGAAATTGTGCCCGATGGAAGGACGGTCAATCGCCACAGCGAGGAAATCCGCGATATCGCTGAACGCCTGGCAGTCCGTTGGGGATACTCGGGAAAGCCCCCACAGTCGTCGCACGTTCAGGGCTGGCGGGATGAACTGCCAAGGCTATGAGCTAGGGTAAAATCGTGCTTGCTCTTTTGCCGCAAATCAGAGACAAAAGGCGTAGGGCGGCGCTTTGCGCCCCCAACCGAGATTGGCGCATTCTTTTCTGCGCCCTGAATTCCAGAGGTCGCCCACAGCGTGGGCAGAGTGCGAGGCTCGGGTAGCTCCCATCCTCGAAGCCGTCAGATGCATATGGCGCAACCCTGTGGCCCGCAGGTGAAGCAACGGTTTGATAAACCAGGGCACCCTATCCGCCCCATGGGCAACAAGATCGAGACGGCGGTGGTCAGACGAACGCTCTGGCGATGCCGAAAGACAGAAGTGGGTCGGCTTGCCGATAGCCAAAGGATTGGGGTTCGTCCCGGTCGCCCGCCATGCAGGTTCCGTCTCGATACCCAACATAGAGTTTGAGGCTCGGCGTAGTTGCGCCGGTGTAAGCCGGGTGGTTCGAGACCACGGCCTCAATCCCTTCGAGCGCGGCGACGACATCATGTCACCCCCGTTAGCCAACGACGCCCGCTCGATCCCCATAGGTTCCGCACGGCTCTGCACAGCACCCGCACCCGACCCGACCTGAATTAACAGGCGGCGCCCATGGACGCATGGGATGGGGACCATCGTTTCCAGCCTCACCCCAATTTGCGTAATCTGCAAATTGGTCATCTCCCCAGCCCTTGGCCTTCAATGGTCAGGGGCGAGCCCCAATCCCAGAGGTAGCCCACTATGCGACTATCCCTCGATCTAGGGCTGGGTAACTGATGCCCGTGCTACCCAACCAGAGGCATGAGGCATTTGCCCAAGCGCTGGCAAAGGGCAAGAGCGCGGATGAGGCGTACCAACTGGCCGGCTTCAAGGCCAACCGCGGCAACGCCTCAACGCTTAAAGCAAATCAAAACGTTTCAGATCGGGTGGCCGAACTTCAGGCGATGACCGCTGAGCGGGTCGTTGTGGATCGGGAATGGGTGCTGGCCAAGCTCATAGAGAACGCCACCAACAATCAGGAAGCCAACCCGAACGCCAGCAACAAAGCGCTGGAGCTGATCGGCAAAGAGATCGGGATGTTCGTTGACCGCACCGAGAACATCAACATCAACCACGATGTCACCGACCAGCCCGCCACCGAGGATGAGTGGGCAGAAGAGCACGCCCGCCCGCACTGAATTCGTCTGGCGTCCGCAAGCCGGGCCGCAGGAAGCCTTCGTCAAATGCCCCGTGTTCGAAGTCGTCTATGGCGGGGCGCGTGGTGGCGGCAAGACTGATGCCTGTCTCGGGGACTGGGCGCTGCATGCCAAGCGCTATGGACAGGACGCCAAGGGGCTGTTCCTGCGGCGCACACAGATAGCCTTGCTGCCGACGATCGAGCGAGCCAAGAGGCTGTTCCGGCCCCTCGGGGCGGTCTGGAAAGAGCAGGACAAGCGGTTCGTCTGGGCCAACGGGGCAACGCTTTATTTCCGGTATCTCGACAAGGATTCCGACGCCGACAACTATCAGGGCCACGACTACACCCGTGTCTATGTGGAAGAGCTGACGCAGTTTGCCGACCCTTCGCCGCTCGACAAGATCAAGGCCACCCTGCGCTCTGGAGCCGGTGTGCCAACTGGCTTCCGGGCCTCGTGCAATCCCGGCGGCCCCGGCCATACCTGGGTCAAGCAGCGCTACATCGATCAAGGGGCATGGAAGATCACCAAGTCCACGTTCATCAACCCGTTTACCAATGAGGAAGTGTCGCGCTCTCGCGTGTTCATCCCGGCCAAGCTGAGCGACAACCCGCAGTTGCTGCACAACGATCCGGGCTACGTCGCCAACCTGTTCATGTCAGGCTCGAAGGCCCTGGTGCAGGCGTGGCTGCAGGGCGACTGGGATGTGATCGAGGGCGCCTTCTTCGATTGCTGGGATAATAGCCGGCATGTCATCCATCCATTCGCTATCCCAGTGGAGTGGACGCGGTTCCGGTCCTTTGACTGGGGCTCGGCAGCACCGTTTTCGGTTGGCTGGTGGGCCATAGCGCAGGATGAGCATATGGGCATTCCTCGCGGCGCCCTGGTGCGGTATCGCGAGTGGTACGGCGCATCCGGGCCAGGCAAGGGGATGAAGCTCACCACCGAGCAGGTTGCTGCCGGCATCCTTGAGCGCGACGAGCAAGACAAGATTGACTACTCGGTAGCCGACCCCGCCATCTTTGCGGAGGATGGCGGTCCCAGCCGAGCCGAAGTGTTCGGGCGGCAGAAGGTATGGTTCCAGCGCGCCGACAATAAGCGCATTGGCAGCAACGGCGCCATGGGTGGCTGGGACGAAATGCGGCAGCGCCTTGTGGGAACGACGGTTGGCGCTGACGGCAAGGTTAACCCGAATGGCAAGCCGATGCTGTTTGTGTTCAACACCTGCCGCGATTTCATTCGGACGGTGCCTGCGCTGCCGCACGACCCCAAACGGGCCGAAGATATCGACACAAGCGCGGAAGATCACGTCGCAGACGAAGCGCGCTACGCCTGCATGTCCCGCCCATGGGTGAGGCCGCAGGAGATTGAAACACCGCAGCAGCGCTCGGGCTATCGAGCCGCAACAGACCATGCAACCGCTGGCGATTGGGTGACCTATTGATGAACCAATCCGGATACACGCAGGGCACGACTGGCGCGGTAGGAAACGCGACTGTTGCCACTAGCGCCAACCACGAAAAGCTCAAGCGGGAATACCTCGACTATCTCTCCAACAAGTCCGAAGAGATCAAGGAGCAGCAGGACGCGCGTCGGTACTATCATGGCTCGCAGTACACCGCCGCCCAGATCAAGGCGCTCAACCGACGCAAGCAGCCTGTGGTGACGTTCAACCGCATTGGCCGCAAGATCAATGCCGTGGTTGGCCTGCTTGAGAAGCAGCGGCAAGACCCCCGCGGCTATCCTCGCACACCGGAGCATGAAGATGGCGCCGAGATCGCCACCTCTGTTCTGCGCTATGTGCTCGATCAGCAGGACTGGGCTGCAAAGTCCCCGATCTGCGGCATGGACGGTGCGGTTGATGGGCTGGCCGGGATTGAGATCATCCTGGAGCAGGGCGATAAGGGAGATATCGAGGTTGGCTTTGAGACCATCGACCCCGGTTCGTTCTTCTATGACCCGCGCTCGCTCAAGGCCGACTTCTCCGACGCCCGCTATATGGGCATCGGCAAGTGGGCCGACCTTGACGCGGCCATTGAGATGTATCCGGATAAGGAGACCGAGCTTCGCAACTCGACCGAGAGCGGTTCGGACCTGACCAGCAACCCCGACACGGACAACAAGTGGGTCTCGGGCTCCGAGAACAGCAAGCGCGTTCGCATCATCGATCACTGGTACATCAAGGGCGGCGTCTGGCACTATTGCATCTACACCGGCTCGGTCCTGCTCGATGAGGGCGAAAGCTATCTCATAGACGAGAAGGGCAAGACCTTCTGCAAGTACATCGTCTATTCCGCCAATGTGGATCAGGACGGCGACCGTTACGGCTTCGTGCGCAACATGAAGTCGAGCCAGGACGAGATCAATTCCCGCCGCTCCAAGGCGATGCATATCGGCAATACCCGCCGCATCATCGTGCGGGACGGGCAGGGGCTCGACGTTGAGAAAATCCGTACCGAGGCCGTGCGCCCGGATGGCGTGATTGTCGTGCCTCCCGGCGCAGACATGCCTGTGTTTGACGATGCCCATGCCGGGCAGGAGCTGAATGCCCAACTTGGGTTCCTTCAGGACGCCAAGACCGAGATCGAGAACTACGGCTTCAACCCCGCGCTGATGGGCACTGGCGTTTCGGACATGTCGGGCAGAGCCATTGCGCTCCAGCAGCAGGCCGGCATTGCCGAGCTGGGCCCGTACCTCCTGGCCTACAAGGGATGGAAGCTGCGGGTCTACCGGGCCATCTGGAACAGCGTCCAGCGCCACTGGACAACCGAGCGGTGGATTCGCGTCACCGACGACGAGGATTTGGCCCAGTTCATGCAGATCAACCAGCCGGCGGTCGATGAATTCGGCTATCCGGTTATGGACCAGGCCACCGGCCAGCAGGCATTGATCAACCAGCTCGGCGCCCTGGATGTGGACATCATCATCGATGAAGGCCCGGACACGGTGAACATGCAGGCCGATGCCTACGACACACTGTCCATCATGGCACAGAAGGGCGGGCAGGTTCCTCCGGAAGTGCTGATCGAGCTTTCGCCGCTCGCTGGTGCCCAGAAGAAGAAGGTGCTCGGCATGATCGAGCAGGCGCGTCAGCAGGCCATGCAAGCGCCTCCCGAACAGCAGGCGGCGGTGCAGATCGAGTTGAAGGCCAAGGCGGCTGATGCGGCCAAGACGGAAGCCGAAGTTAGCAAGGTCGTCGCGGAAACCGCCAAGATCAAGTCGGAGACGGTCAAGACCGTGACCGACACATCAATTGCCATGACGGACGCGGCGTTCCCTGCGCCGCCCCCTCAACGGCAGCAGCCACAACCAAGTTTCTAGCAGGCTCCTTTCGAGGGGCCTTTTTCATGCCTGCCGCCGGGGTTCGGGCGAACCGCATAGCCAAGCGCAAGAGCTGAGTGCCGCCAACTTCAAGGGCGTTTGCCGTCGCCGGGCTTTGTCGGGCGCTTCGTGACCTCCCCCACGTATTGGAGAAAGACTATGGACGGAACGGAACTGGACGAGATCATGAACGAGCCACTTGAAGGCTCCGATGTGGTCGATACGGTTGCTACAGAGGCCCCGGCCCCTACGCAGCCACGCGATGAGACCGGCAAGTTTGCCCCCAAGCCGCAGGAAGATGATGCCCCGATAGTTGACCCTGACAATGCAGCCAAGGCGGCTGTTGAAGGCGGGGAACACGAAAAGGGCAGGGTTCCTGTCGCGGCTGTGCAGGCCGAACGGGAGAAGGCTCGGCAGGAACGCGATCGTGCGAACGATCTGGAACGCCGGCTGGCTGAAATGCAGGGCCAACTAACGGTTCTGACGCAGCAGCGCCAGCAGCCAACCACGCCGGTTGAAAAGGCCAAGCCAAAGAGCTTCTGGGAAAACCCCGACGAGTTCCTGAGCGAGCGGCTCGCACCCGTCCAGCAGACGGTCCAGCAGCAGCGGTTCGAAATGTCCCGCATGCTGGCGGAAGAAAAGCTCGGCCCTGACGTGGTGAAAGCCGCAGATGACGCCCTGGGAGAACTGATCAAGGCCAATGACCCATCGGTCGCGACCCTGCAGGCCCAGATTGCCAACTCCCGCCACCCCTATGCCGACCTAGTCGCATGGCACAACAAGCGCCAGGCCATGGCCGACATCGGGGACGATCCGACCGCCTTTCGTGACCGGGAGCGCGAGCGCATCCGGGCCGAACTGATGGCTGAACTCGGCATCGAAGCTGCGCCCGCCGTTCCGGGTAATTCCACGCCGTCCACCCCCACGAAACCCCTGACCAAGCTTCCCCAGTCGCTGTCTCGACTGCCCGGCGCCGGCAACGGCAATGGCGCGGTGGACACCAGTGATGCGGGGATTTTCACCGAAGCAATGGGCGGGCGCTAAGCGCTTCCCCGGCAACTGAAAGACCCCTGAAATGGCTATCTCGGACGTTCAGGCCAACAACAAGTTGGTCGTCTATACCAAGGAGATCAACCGCGAGTTCGTTCGCGGCAACATGTTCTCCCCCTATATGAGCACCTCGCTCAACGCGATCATTCGCGTGAAGCAGGAACTCAAGGCCGGCGGCGAGCAGATGAATATCCCGCTCGTCACCAAGCTGAGCGGTCGCGGCGTCGGCTCCGGCCCGCTCGTCGGCAATGAAGAGAAGATCGACAACTACGGGTTCCGCCTGTGGATCGATTGGGCCCGTCACGCCGTCGCCACCAAGAAGAGCGAAGCCCACAAGGACAGCGCCGATGTGTTCGGAGAGGCAAAGCCCCTCCTGACCGATTGGGGCAAGGAACGCCAGCGCAACGATATCATCGAAGCGTTCATGGCCGTTCCGTCCGAGTCCGCTCCGACCGGCCTTGGCACCGACGAGGGCGATACAGTCAATGGCGTTCGCTACGAACTGGCGAGCACGGCCCAGCGCAATACCTGGAACGCGGCCAACTCCGATCGCGTCCTCTACGGCAATGCCCGTGGCAACTACACCGCCACCCATGCCACTGCGCTCGGCAATGTCGACACCACCAACGACAAGCTCAACCGCACCACCCTGGGGCTGCTGCGCGAAATCGCTGAACAGGCCGACCCTGCCATCCGCCCCTACCAGACGGAAGACGGTTACGACTGGTTCGTCTGCTTTGTCGGCACCAACTCCTATCGCGACCTCAAGGCCGACCTGGAGACTATCCACAAGGACGCTCTGTCGAACATGGGCAAAAACAACCCACTGTTCCGCCCTGGCGACCTGGAATGGGACGGCATCATCATCCGCAAGGTGCCGGAAATCTCCAAGTACGTCACCGATGTGTGGACCTCGCTCAAGACCGCCGGCAATTCGTCCTCGCGTGTTGAGCCGGTGCTGTTCTGCGGCCAGCAGGCAGCAGTGTTCGGTTGGGGCCAGATGGCGAAGCCCACCTTCCGCAAGGAAGATGACTACGGCTTCATCACTGGCACCGGCACGGAAATGGCCTACGGCGTCTCCAAGCTGTTCAAGAAGCACCCCCAGGCCGGCACAGACCTCAAGCAGTGGGGCGTCGTAACCGGCTTCGTCTCGGCCGGCCCGAGCGCCTGATAACGGCGGGGCTACGGCCCCGTCTCCCTCAATTCATTGATGAAAGGACGCTCCAATGGGCCTCCAGAACAAGAAGCCGCCTCGCGACAGCTGGTATCAGGTTGTCAACTACCTCCGCGTCAACATCGGTTTCGGTGATACCGTGGTGAAGGTCGGAACTATCCCCGCCGGCTCGCTTATCCTCAAGCCAATCTCCGGCGTTCAGATCGTGACGGCGTTCAACGCGGCGACCACGAATCTGATCGATATCGGCACACCCGCCGATGACGACCTGTTCGCCACTGACCTGGCGGCCGGCACCCCGAACTTCATCCCGCTCGATGAGAGCATCGGCGGCTTTTACGTCACTGCTGATACCGAGATCACCGCGACCTATGCCCAGTCTGGCACCGCGGCGACAACCGGCATGGGCGTGGTCGCTATCGCCTTCCTGCCCCCGCACTGAGGATCAGCACCATGACCAAGGTCACATACCTGGGCGATGAGCCCACACGACAGTTCGGATACGACTTTGCCGATGGCAAGGGCGTCGACGTGACCGACGAAAAGCACCTTGCCAAGTTCAAGGGCAACAAGGCGTTCAAGGTCTCGGGCGACAAGTCGGAGACCGAAAAGCCGGTGACCGCCACCGATGGTCTCAAGGCCGAACACCACGGCGGCGGCAAATTCAACATCACCAACGGCGAAACCGTTGTTGCCAAGGGTCTCTCCAAGGCCGAGGCCGACGCATTCAACGGGCTCTCCCCCGAAGAAAAACTGGCCCATGTGGCCGGCGCCAACACCTGACGAACTGAGGGCGAGCGATGGCTTACTCACGCGAACGATTGGTATTGCTCGCCCTCGAAGAGCTCGGAGTCCCCGGCGCAGGCCAGACCCCAAGCGCCGAAGACAAGGCGACCATCGACAACAAGCTCAACAGCGTCATGGATGACCTGGCGCTGCGCAATATCTACACCTGGGGCGACCCCGACCAGATCGAGGACGCGGCAGCAATCCATGTCGCCGTGATAATGGCTCAGGCTTCCGCCCGATCCTTCGGGCAGACGCCCGACGAAGGGCGCCGGTTGCTTGCCGAAACCCGCCTGACCGGACTTCGCCAAACCATCATGAGCGGCCAGCCTCAATCCGTTGAGTGGTATTGATGGCCGGCGTTCCCGTCTCCTTCCCGACCTCCACCGCACCGGGCGTCAATGCCAGCGAGAACGGCGGCAGGCTGATCAATGCCTTTGCAGAGCCGTTGAGCCAGGGTGCGCGCAATGTCATGCGCTGGGTTCGCGCCGCCGGGCTGCGGGCTACCACCACCATTGGCTCTGGCGAGTTTCGCGGCGCGCTGATCGTTGGATCGGTGCTCTATGTCATCAATGGCGACAAGGCATATACCGTCACCAAGTCGGGAACGGTCTACAGCGTCACCGAACTGACTGGAACGGTTGGCGGGACTGGCCCGGTGATCATGGCCCGCAACATGCGCGCCACGGTGCAAATCCTCGTGGTTCATTCGGACGGCATGTCCAAGATCGAGGCGGGGGACGTTGACGATTTCTCCGACTCCGACTTGCCCGCCGCCAACTCCGTCACCTTCATGGATGGGTATTTCTTCGTCACGTCTCTTGCAGGCAGGGTCTACGCCTCGGGACTGAACGCCATTACCTTCAACTCGCTCGATTATGCGACGGCAGAGGCTTCTCCCGATGGGCTGGTTCGCGCCGTAGCCTTTGGCCGCGACCTGCTGCTGATGGGCGAAGGCACAACGGAAATCTGGGGTAATACCGGCAACGCCACGGGCTTTCCATTCTCTCGCGGCCCGGTGCTGCCGGTTGGGCTCAAGACAGTGCTTGCCGTTGCCGGTTTCGAGGCTGGCTTCCCAGATCCCCTTATGTGGGTCGCCAATGACAACACGGTGCGCCGGCTGAACGGGTACACCCCCGAGATCGTCTCGACGCCTGTCCTTTCCCGGTTGATCGAAGCGGCCGGGACCGCACTCGAGGCCAGCGTCTATAATGCGGCTGGGCGTTCCTGGTGGGTGCTGTCGGGTCCGACCTGGACATGGGCTTTCGACATGCAACTCGGCCAGTGGCACGAGCGCCAGAGCTACGGAATGACCCGCTGGCGCGCTCACTATGGCGTTGGCGCCTTCGGGGAGTGGCTGACCTTCGACCGCGGCACCGCCACGATGTTTGCCGTCGATCCGAACTACAGGCGCGAGGACACCGACCCGCTCATCTGGGAAGTTCGCTCGACGCAGGATCACCGCTTCCCCGGAAGGATCAGGGTCAACCGGGTCAGCTTCAACTTCGAGACCGGCGTGGGCAACGATACGGGCATTGACCCGATCGAGACGAACCCGAGGGTTTCGATCTCCTGGTCCGATGATGGCGGGCGCACCTTCGGCAACGAACTGCTGCGCGGGCTGGGAACGCAGGGCGAGGCTCGTGGCGGGCTGGAAATCAACCGCTGCGGCCTTACCGGGCCCAATGGCCGGCAGTGGCGCCTGCGCTGCTCTGATCCGGTGGAAGTGTCGCTTATCGGTGGAGCGATGGACATGGAGCCCGTGACGCCATGATCAAACCGCCCCAGCGCCTGCCCGATCCGCAAACCGCGTGGTTCGACCCCAAGACCGGGCGCCCCACAACCCCCTTCTATCAATACCTGCGTGAAGTGGACGATGCGATGCGCAAGCTGATCGCGGCTTCCAACGACTATGACGTCCGCATTACCGAACTGGAGTTACCATAATGCTTGGCTGGCTTGGCGACCTTCTCGGCCTCAATTCCGGTGATCCGGCGATCAGCGCGGGCTGGGAGAACAAAACCACCCTTGGCGGCTACGACACGCGGGGCAATGCGATCATTGACGCTGGCGCGGCGCAGGCCGGCGGTCACCTCCAGCAGGTCACGGACATGTATTCGCCGCTGGCGAAGCTGGCGACCGGGGCCGGGAACCTCTACGGCGATGCCCTGGGCATCAATGGGGCGGACGGTTCGGCGCGGGCCAAGAGCGCGTTTACCACCAATCCCGGCTATGACTTCGCCCGCGACGAGGGCCTGAAGGCCGTTGAGCGCCGTCGCTCGGCAGGTGGCTCGTGGGACAGTGGCGGGACCGACATTGACACCATGACCTATGCCACCGGCCTTGCCGATCAATCCTATGGCTCGTGGCTCGATCGTCTCGCCAATCCGGGGAGCATCATCTCGGGCGCAATTCCTGGCATGGCGGGCGCGCTCAACAATCAGGGGAACCTTGCGACCGGCACGGCCACGCAGAAGCTTGGCGTTACGAGTGATGTGGTCAACGGCTTCCTTGGCGCGACGAACCAGATGGCCGAAGGCGAAAGCGCCAACAAGGCGGGCGTTGCAGGGTTGGGTAAAAACCTGATGAGTATGGCGGGCAAGGCCATGGGTTGGGGAGGCTTCTAAATGGCGATCCAGTATCCCAGCCGCCCCAATATCTATTTGCCGGAAAGCTCGCTTGCGGCGTTCATGCCCGCTTTCGAGGCTGGACGGAAAGAGCGCAAGGACGCTGATGCGTTCGACGCCGCGGCCAAGGCATTCGGTGGCGGTGCATCCACCCCCACGCCAGCCCCTCAGAGCCCGCTGGAGCGGCTGGCGGGCCTGTTCGGTGGTGGACAGCCCGAGCAGTCACAAGGCCCCTATACGCGGCCAGAACACAACCCTGCCGTGCAGGCTATTGCTGCATCCACACCGCTGCCGCCCGGCATTCCAGAGAACGCATGGGAAACCATCGCCACCATCCCCACGACTGGCCCGGCCATCCCGGCTGGCTATCTCGCCAGTGCACGGGCCTCCGAAAGCGGCGGCAATGACGCAGCGGCCAATCCCAACAGTTCGGCTCTTGGGCGATACCAGTTCCTCGAAAGCACCTGGGGCGGGCTGATGAAGCAATACCCAGAGCTTGGCCTTACCCCGCAGGGAAGGACCGATCCCGCCCAGCAGGAACGCGCCATGGCGCAGTTCACGCAGGACAATGCGCGGGCGCTCGCTGGCGCCGGCATTCCGGTTGATCCCGGTACGCTCTATGCGGCGCATTTCCTTGGCGCTGGTGGGGCGCAAAAGGCATTGACCGCTGACCCTTCGACGCCAATGGCTGCTTTGGTCGATCCCGGCGTCATTCAGGCCAATCCCCAGCTTGCTCAGATGAACGCAGGTGATTTCGCTCAGTGGGCACAGCGCAAGGGCGGCAACAGTTCCGGTGGCTATGCGCCTCCCATGCAGGACGTAGGCGCAGGGCAGGGCAGGCCGTTCCAGATGGACGAGAACACCATGCGGACGCTTCTGGCTTCCGAGGCTACGCGCCCCCTTGCTGTGTCGCTCATTCAGGCTCAGCAGGAAACACAGGCCAGCCAGGGCCGGTTCGTGACCGAAGAGGGCGATGATGGCGCTATCTGGCAGCGGGACACGCTGACGGGGGAACGCAAGGTCATTCGTGAACCTGCCGCGCCGGCGGAGCGCAAGACACTCAAGGGGCCAGACGGCGTTGACCGGTACATCGACACTGGCGAGCCGGTATTCCCCGGCATCGAGGCGCCGGCTCCGGTGGCCGATTTCGATGACGTATCGGGGCTCCGCAAGGAAATCCAGCAGCTTCCCAGCTACAAGAACGCCGCGCAGGCCGTGCCGATCTATCGCGCCATGGCGGAGTCGGCGCCGCGAAACACGCGAGCCTCTGACCTAAATCTGGTCTACGGCCTCGGCAAAATCATGGACCCGACCAGCGTCGTTCGAGAGGGTGAAATGTTCATGGTCCAGGGGATCAACACCCTGCCCGATAAGCTGGTATCGGGGATCAATTCGGTGCTGACCGGCTCATCGACGCTCACGCCAGAAACGCGTGAGGCGATCATGACCGAAGCCTTTGGCCGCATGAAGGGCTATGAACAGCAGTTCCAATCGGACGTGACCCAGTATCAGGGCATTGTTGAGCGGAGCGGGATGAATGCGGCCGACGTTATCCCGTCATTCGGTGAAATTCAGCCGTGGGCCCGAGCCACAGCATTGCCCGAAGGCGTGACTGAAGAGGACGTCGAGTACACCATGCAGGTGCATGGTCTCACTCGTGAGCAGGTATTGGAGCGCCTCAATGCCACCCCGTGACCTGCTGGCTCAGCCCGCGCCAATTGCCGGGCCACGCGATCTGCTCGCCTCACCCGTTTCCGCGCCCGCGCCTGCGCCCGAGCCTGCTGCTGCAACGCTGGCGTCTGAGCTGCCGGTTCCGGGTTACGGCAACCTTCCGTCAGAGCAGCCCAAGGCGCCAGAGGTGTGGCGCGAACCTGGGGCTATTGTTCCGATCCAGTTCAGTACCGAGGGCAACTTCCGCCCCGCTGTCCCGGGACTGATCACCACTGCCATAGAAGCCGTAACGGCCCCGGGCAAAGCATACAATGGCGAGTACGACGAGCGGGAAATTGACCCCGTGACGGGTGAAGTCTCCGCGTTTGATCCCCGGATGATGGATGACGCCACCAATCTCGCCAGCATGGTCACGATGGCTTCTCCAGCAGCTCGCCGTCCCATAACCGCGCCCAAACCGGCGAACACGGTTGATAGCCTCAAGGCCGATGCTAGTGCGCTCTATGAAGCGGCTGATGCAAGTGGCGTTACATTCGACGGCCCGCGTGTCAGCACTCTCGTCAATGATATCACTGCCAAGGTGATGAGCGAGGGTATCGACCCAACGCTGCATCCTCGCGCCACTGCCGCGCTCAAGCGCTTACAGGACGTTTCCACCACGGGAATGACGGTGAAGGAAGTCAAGACCATGCGCCGCATCCTTGCCGCCGGCGGCAACAACGTGATGAACCCTGACGAGGGGCGCATTGCGGGCATGATGGTCAACGCGCTTGACGACATGACGGCCAGCGCTGCTCCCGAGTTGGCGCAGGCTCGCGGGCTCTATAGCGCCGCCAAGAAGGGTGAGTTGATCGAAGAGACAATTGCCAAGGCCCAGGATCAGGCTGGCATCAACTATTCAGCCGCCGGTTTCGAGCAGGCATTGCGCCGCAACTTCATGACCCTCGTCAACAACAAGGCCGCAATGCGCGGCTTCACCGCCGAAGAGAAGGCAGCGATCCGCAAGGTGGCCGAAGGCGGGCCGATCGAGAATTTCATGCGCTATGTTGGCAAATGGTCCGCAGGTGGGCCGGTGTCTGCCGTGGCTAGTTTTGGCGGGCCTGCGGCCATTGTCGGCGGCATCACGGGCGATGCTGCCGTAGGGTCAATGGCCGGCCTCGGGGCACTCGCCCTTGGTGGGACGGCGCGCAACCTAGCGACGAATGCAACACTCAAAAATGCAAGGCTGGCCGCTGCGGCGGCATTGGATGGTGCCCCGTCAAAGGGCTCGATCCAGACACCGTTTCTCGAAAGCCTTATACCGAAGGCAGAGACGACTTTGCTGGAGCAGAACTTCGGGCCGTCTGCGCTTCAAACGCTGGTGCAGCCCAAGTTCAGGCTATCGACCTAAATCATCCAAGGCGATGATCAGGTAGGCCAGCATCGCGCCGGGGGCAAACGCCACAATGGCGATGATGTACCAAGGCAAGCCGTGCTCAACATGCCGGCCAAAGAGGATTGCTACGGCGGCCCAAACGCCAGCCATGGCTACAGTTCGCATCCAAGCCTTATCGGCCAAGACATGCGCCTTGCTCGACGCAAAACGGTAGCGGTCACGCTCTAGTTCGATTTGCTTCATTTTGGCCACCATGGGGTATGCCACCACTCGGGCCACCACCGAGCGAAGGCGCAAAAGGCTATAACTGCAATCACCATCAACCAAAACCGGATAACTTGCAGTTCTTTGACGATGGCCTTGGTGTTGTTGGTAACGCCGATCATCTGTTGAATGTGCGGCGGGGCCCGTTCAATGGCCTCCTGCTCGCGGATGTAGCGCTCTAGGTCTTTGTCGATCATCGCTCAGAAGAACCAGAGTTTCACTGCAATCGCAATCAAAGCCAAAAGGCAAAGCGACACTGCTTTTTGAACGCCGTCGATGCTGTGAGTGATCTGCTCCAGCATCAAGTTCTCGCGCGCCATTCGATCTTCGTCTCTCATCCCCCACACATACTACCAGGAGCGCTCCCATGGCAATCATGTGGAATGGCAGTCTTATCCCATGGCTGGACCCCAACGCCGCGCCTTACTCCGGCGCCAAGGCGTATTTCTTCAATGCCGGAACGACCACGCCGCGCACCGTCTATCAGAACAGCGTGCTGGGCGAGAGCCACGACCATCCTGTCGTCGCCAATGCGAACGGCATGTTCCCGGCAGTGTTCCTCACCAGCGGCACGTTCCGACTTCGCATCACTGACGCTGGCGGCGTGACGATCTGGGATGTGGACGGCATCAGCGTTCCGACCACTGACGTTGCAGAGGATATCGAAGGCGATACGCCCGTTGAGCTTCTGGCCCGGACTAGCGATTACAAGTTCCGGCATGGAACCGGCTCGCATTCGGGGTGGGTTCGGGCAGCGGGTCGCACCATCGGCAATGCCGCATCTGGCGCGACAGAGCGGGCCAATGCCGACTGCGAGGACTTGTATCTCCACCTCTGGAATGAGGACTCCACCCTTTCTGTCTCGGGTGGACGCGGCGCCAATGCGGCGAGCGACTGGGCGGCCGGCAAGACCATTGCGCTTCCGGACATTCGCTTGCGCGGCCTCATTGGCATGGCGAGCATGGGCAACACGGCCTCCACAATCATTGCCGCGGGGATCTTTGACGGCGGGGTTGGCGGCGACGAACTGGGCGCGACGGTGGGCACTTCCACCGTGACCCTTTCGACAGCCCAGATGCCTGTTCACAGCCACGGGGCGGGGGCCAGCACAGCGGGCGCTCATTCCCATGGGTACAGCGACTCCACCACGAGCTCAACACCCGGCAGCGGCCCGGATCACGGTGGTGGCTCCTATGGTGTTGCAGACAGCGGCCGCACCACGACTGCCGCCGGCGCCCATGATCACGTGATCAGCATCAGCAATGCAGGGGAGGGGGCGGCGCACGTGAACGTGCAGCCCTCGGTCACCGTCACTTGCTATTTGAAGCTGTAGGAGCCTCGAACATGTACGAGGTTCAGTTCACAGCGACCAGTTCAGCGGACTGGGCGCAGTCGGTCGAACTGATCGACGCCACCACCAACCTGCCGCTCGATATTCCTGACGAGGCGACGTTCAAGCTGGCGGTCGATGGCCCGCACGGCAGTTCCTACCTCACCGCTTCGACGGAAGAGGGCACCATTACCCGGCCCGCGCCCGGCGTCGTCAACTGGCATTTCACGCCCTCCCAGATGGGCCGCCTTTGCGATGGCCGCACCTTTCAGGTCGGCCTCACCATGACCACGACCGGCGGCACGGTTCAGCTTCTGCGCGGCACTCTTTCCTTCCTCGATGGGATCGTCACACCATGAACAGCATTCGCATTCGCGTCCTCCCGGCGCTGATCCCCGTTGATGGCCGCGAGGTCGAGTTCCAGGTTTCAGCAACGCATATCCAGTGGCGCTATGTTCCTGACGCGAACGGGGTCTATGGATGGGCCAACCTCATTGCGATTGCCGATCTGATTGGTGCGCCGGGCCCAGCGATCGAACTGCGCTCGGATGGGTCGACCCTTCAGTATCGGACTATCGGAGAGGCCGACTGGACTGACATCATTCCGCTGGCCGACATTACAGGTCCGCAGGGCATTCAGGGCATTCAGGGCATTCAGGGTGAGAAGGGCGATCAGGGCGACCCCGGCGTGGTGCAGGAATTGGTCGCTGGCGATGGCATTGCCATCACGGGCACAGATGCCAGTCCTATCATCTCCACTCGGGTCCGCAGTTTCGCAACCGTCGCTGCCATGGTTGCGTCTACCGGGCTGGCCGTTGGCGATATCGTTGAAACCGAAGGCTACCATTCGGCGGCACTGGGCGGGGGCAATACCTACCAGATCGTCTCTGCCAGCACTGGAACGGCTGACGGCGGCGCGTTCATCAACCTGACGGGAATTACGGGGCAGGCAAAGGCTCTGTTCCCCGATGGGCGGCCGAACGTGCTGCAATGGGGGGTCAAGGCAGACAAGAGCACGAACGACACCACTGCGTTTCAAAAGGCGATCGATTGGGCTGCGACCAATGCAGCCGCTCTGTACGGCATACGCAATGCCGCTACCACACGGCAGAGCTACGTCACCAAAATAACCTTCTGGGGTGCCGGAGCTTTCTTCTACATGGGCGGGCTGATCGTCGTCGGAGTTTCCTCGACTGCGCAAACGTCCATTGTGGAGTTCAAGTGCGGTCGCGGCGCGGTGAAAGATCTGATCGTCGGCTCCAGTTTCAACACGAACTACCAGTGCGGCATCCATCGCTATACCAATGACCTGAACACCTACTATCCGGGGCGAGAGGAATTCAAAAGCATCATCGTCTCGGGTTGCCGGATCGGCGTCTGCATCGGCGGCCTCCCGTCCCAG